GAATATTCCCTTCAATCTTGGCTTCAAGTTGATTTAACTTTGTGAATTTTTTACTGGTTGAATCATCATCGGATACTTCGTTAAATAGATTTTCGATTTGTGTTTCTTTTTCAGTTGCTTCGATTTCAAGAGCTGAGAGTGATGCCGTGTTTTCGGTTACTTCTTGTTTCTTTGCGTCTACGATTTCTTTTGTATTTTTCTTGAGTTCATCTAAATGTTTTTTGTGCAGTTCAATTTTATCTTTGGTGTTATCAATTTGAATCTTTAATTGTGCTGCTTCGTCTTTAAGTGTGTGTAGTTTGCTTTTGACAATCACATTCATGGAAGAAAAGATCTGAATGTCAAGTAGATCTTCGATGACAGTGCGGCGATCCGCTGCTGACAACTGCATGAATGGAGTAAAATTAGTAGAACCAAGGATGACTATCTGCGTGAATGATTTGTAGTTCATCTTGAGAATGATCTTTTCAAGATGATCCTGATAGTCTTTTGCTTTGGCGTCTTGATTTAAGAGTTCACCATCACAGTGAATCTCAAAAACATTCGGTCGAATACCACGAACAACTTTATAGTTCTTTTTGCCAATAGAAAACTCAACCTCAACGAGACAATCTTTTTCGTTGACTGAGTTTACGAGTTGTGGCTTATTGATATTGCGGAATGGTTTACCAAATAATGAGAATGTGATGGCGTCTAGAAAAGTTGATTTTCCAGCACCATTCTCACCCACGATCAAAGTGGTGGTATTTTCGTTCAAAGAGATTTCAGTGAATACGTTACCAGTTGAAAGAAAATTCTTGTAACGAACTTTTTTAAATAGAATCACGCTGTCTCCATAGACATTGCTTCATTGTACACATCACGCAATACTGTCTTAATTCTATCTGATTCTACAGGTAAAGTCAAGCCATCAACATACTTATTCAATATTGTCATCGTATCTTCTGCTTGGTCAATATCAACTTCAACGTTCTCTGTGATCTCAGAGAAGTCTTCAACGACTGACACTTCAAGTGGATTGATTTTAGCAAGAGAATCTAATAGCGTATCAAACAAGAATGAGTTGTTGCGCTTTTCAACGACAATCTTAACATACTTATTTGTTAGATGCGAATAATCAGCGTTGACAAGATCATTGTAATATAACTCATCATCGTTATACTGGATCTTATAGAACATCTTTAATGGGTTTTGAACAAACTCTAATTGACGAGTCTCAGTATCGTATATGTGAAACCCACGCTCATCATTATAGTCTGCCCACGTCATTTCACCAGGAGTGCCAACATATACAATGCTGCCGCTGTTGCTTTTATGATGAAAGTGTCCAGACAAAACTAGATCATATTTCTGCAGCGACGCAGGATCCATGCCTTCATGGCAAATGTTACCGCGATCCATTTCAAAACCTTGGAGTTCAAAATGACCAAAGCAAACATGATTGCTGCTGCGCTTGATGTAGTCCATGATTTCTAGTTCATTGTCTTTACAAATCCAAGGAATGATATCAATACCATTCCATTCCGTTGCTTCGTTATACACGACAACATTCGGATAATCCTTGAGCAATAACTCTGGTGAATTGACTTCAAGTGTATTCTTGAAAGTAATGTCATGGTTGCCGAGCAACGTATGCATCTCTATATTATGTTCAGCCAGTTTATCAAAAAAATACTTGCGGCAAAGAGCAAGAGACTGAAAAGAAATATACTTACGGCGATCAAATAGATCACCCAGTTGAAAGATGGTCCTAACTCCATGATCCACCAAATACGGGAAAAAATGTTTAGTATAAAACTCACGATAATGATTATGAAAAGCGATGCTATCGCCTCTCATACCAAAATGTGTGTCACCCAATATTGCTATCTTCATATACGATATTTTATACTATTTTTTTAGTTTGGTCAACAACAACTTTTTGAATCAATCTATCGTTACTATAGTGGTATGTGATGCTTTGTAGATTGCTAATAGAAGAATCTTCATTTGAAACAATTAAGATAAACTCATAAGAAAACTTAGATGCATCATTCGAATAGTCCCAGTATCTCACTATTGATCTATTAAGCGCATCGTGTCTTATATCTCCCATCCATCCATTAATAGTTTTTTCTCTATCGACAATAAGAACTTTTCTATATTTTGAGTGCCAATATCCAATAATTTCTACAGATTCACCATTTTCATATTCTTTAGATTCCCAAAATCTAGAATTACCAAAATTTCGATATTCTTCTTTATTATCATCAAAATACTCATCAAAATTTGAGACTTGAGTTTCAGAAAGAAATGGTAATACGGGACCTTTTATTGGTTGTGGCTCAAACTTATAAGAAGTTTTAACATTTCTCATAGATTGAACTATTCTATCTTTGTCATATATGGTTTCTGAGCCTTGCCATTCTCCTGCAAGATAAACAAAAGGATATAGTAAATTTTTTACTTTAAATTCTTCAGATATATCTGTTTGTAAAGATTTTTCTGCTTCTAGAAATTTTTGTTCTTCATCCATTTTCTTCTTCCATAAAATTTTCTAAAGAGGTTCTTTTTATCTTTTTTTGTTTTTTTGCATTTTCAAAATTTTCAATAAATTCTGAGATATTTTCATATAACTCAAACTGTCTAAATGTTCCATCTTCATTCTCATTAAGCTCGAACTCATCAAGAATACCAGCAGTTTCAGTTGCTTTGTATTTAACATACAATTGTTTCTTTTCTTTTTGAATGCGGCGCAAAAAAGCATAATAAGTTATTTGAGTAAAATATGCAAACGGATTACTCGATTTACTTGGATCAAAATTGTCAACGTACATCACGCAGTTTTCAATAGCGTCAGCAACCATTTCATCTCTAAAAGTATAAGACAAGAAATTGGGTTTATGTGAAAGATTCTCAGCGATTTTCATAAAGCATTCGCCGACATATCTAGGAATTTGCGGTTTTGGTTGCCCTAATCTTTTTGCTTTTCGTATAGAAGTTCTATACTTAATCATTTCTTTTAGAAATTCTTTGTTATTAATATAGTGATTTTTTGCCATGGTAATTGTTCTTTTAACCTTGATGTTCGCTTGAACTTTTAAACATTAGCATAGAAATGCTAAATCTTCCATCCTCTGGATTGTCAGAATTCATTTTCACTTCTTTAACTTCATGTTGAGCAATAGAAGGGAAAATGATCATTTGATTATTTTCAACATTAATTGTGTGATCGTATTCTGGGAAGTATAATTCTCCACCAGAATATTTTTTCTCTGGAGAATTTAAAACGAGCACACTAGTAAATACACAAGTATCCTCATGAGGTTTATAATAATCTCCATTTGTATAAAGTTGAAGCAATACACCAAACCTAGGAATCGGATCAATTAATCTATACAATTTAAAATAAAACGCTTCTGGTAAATTTGAGAACTCTTCAACTTTAAATTTAAAATTATGCGACAAAATTTGCATGTTGGTCGTAATAATATCAGAGAATCCTCTGTCTGTATAAACAGAATCAACAAAAATACCCATACCCTTTTTTCTTGGTATTCCTCTTGAGTCTCTTGCAGCTCCAGTTTCATTTGGTGGCTGCATTTTTGGGTATAAATGCATAACTTCTCGCCAAACTGCATTATATCTTGATTCATCATAAAATTGATCAATAAAAATATGAGGAAATGGATTTAATCTGAAATCAACGTTCATATATTTTTCTCAATGTATCGGTTTATCTTTTTTACTTGCCATTGCTTCTAGAATAGAAACAACTTTTTGAGTTTTATCAACAATGTCTTTTTCAATTTTTGATTCAGTAGATTTGTTTGCAGGTGTTTTAATTTTTGAAACATTATTATAGAAGAAATCTGCAACGTACTCATACTGTTCGACAAACTCTGCACGAACTGGCGCTGCAAACAACACTTCTTCGTTATTAAAATCAACTTCTTTAATCTCAACAACTGATTGGGGGAGATATTCTTGCATTGCTAGAATTTGCCGACCTTCGTCAAACAATGTTTCAATTTCAATACGCAATGGCAATTCCACCGTGATATAGTCTTGTTTGTATGTCACATACCCAATCACATCATCAGGAATTGAGCGTAGACGAATAAACTTGAGTTCACCCTTTGGCTTATATGCATTATATTCTGGTGTATCTTCTGACATTAGTTTATCCTTACGTTATTGGTTGTGAAAGGAAACTTTTCTTCGCTGTAGATCTTCACTCGTTCCTCATAATGCTTCAATGTGAAGTTTGTATAAGGACCATAACGTAGATCATCAGCGATATCGTATAGTGTTGCTGCTTCTTTATTTTCACCTAAACGTAGCACACGACCGATAGATTGCAATGCTCGAATCTTACTCTTTGTTGGAGAGGAGAAGATAATATTATGTAGGTTCCGAATGTTTACGCCAGTCGAAAACGTTCCGTAACTTGCTACAATGATCGCATCGTTTTCTTGTTCAGTGATATGTCTCACTGCTTCGCGGTCTTCTGCTTCAACCCCACCATGAATAAAGAACACTTTTCGCCCATTTGCTTTTTCAGTTATCCATTCATATAATAGTTTACCGTGTTTTTCGACATAAGTAAACAATACAAGACTATTTCCTTTTAAATTCAACGCAAGTTCAGTAATGAAACGATTGCGACCTTCATGTTGAACAAGAAAAGCCATTTCATCTTGATATGTGAATCCTTTGATTGATTTACAAACAACTTCAGGATACTTCAATACAATGCATTTGATGCTGAAGTTGGCGAGTTGTTTACGCTCAATGAGTTCCTTTGTGGAAATAACTTTGAACGTTGGTCCAAATAATCCTTCAAGGACTAGTTTATTGACCTTGCTATCATCAAGTGTACCTGTCGTACCAATACGCACATCACAGTTGATGAGTTTGGTCATGATAGATGTAAGAGATTTGGCTTTGAATGTATGCGCTTCGTCGCCGATGATAAAATCAAACTGCGCAAAGTATTTTTTCGGCATATCATAGATTGACTGCCATGTAGAGATAATCAAATCGCTATCTGGAATTTTACTTTCACCACCGTAAATCTTCTGGCAGTATTTCTCTACATCCCATCCATTGACAGATGAATAGTTTTTAAAGTCACTATGCATTTGAGTGACGAGATTAATCGTAGGAACAATTAGTAATCCGCGTTTCTTACCTGTGTTCAGCAGGTGGCGAATCATCATATAAATGATTAGTGATTTTCCCGATGCGGTTGGTGAAACGAGTACAGTTCTCTTTTTTGTAAGTCCGACGCTAGACGCAAGTAACTGATAATCTCTGGGCTCAATCGGCAAAGAAAGAGCCGAAGCCAGATTTTTGGTGTCAACAGGATAGATTTCCTTTTCTTCATCGATGTACTCGCAGGTGTAGTTGCTATCCTTGCAAAACTTTTTGATATACGGAACAAGACCAAGATAGATTTGTCTTGTATTCAGATTCAAGAGTCGAATCTTTCCGTCCCAGTATTTATTTTTAAAAGCTGGCGAGAATTGGTAACCTGGAGTTGAAAATGTAAAGAACTCTGACATCTCTTGCAAGATGGCAGGTTCAGCAGTCACTTGGACATATATGTTATTTACTTTTTCAACTACAACGTGTTCAATCATGCGTTATCTTTTTCCAGGAAGATTTACCTTTTGTAATTCTTCCAACGTATTTTTGTCCAGTTTCCATGTCAATCAACATATATTTTTCTGGACATTTTGTATAAACATTAAGAGATATGGGTTCATCTAATTCAGTAACGTATTTCCCATCAATCAATTTTCTTGTTTTTTGTTCAAAGATGGAGTCCATTATCTTGCGCCTTGAATGAATTTCTCCCAGCCCATATATTCTTTCAACTGCCACGTGCGATTGTTGAGTTCCTTCATGACGTTAGTGCAGAAACTTGCTGCTTCCTCATGGTAGGCTTTCTTGCGCTTGAGTTTGTTTAGATCATCATCACCATCAAGATATACAGCAATGTCAGACTTCAATGTGAAACGAAATGGTTCCCAACCAAGTTTATCCAACTCATCTTGGTCTAACTTGCCATTGTAATACATCCATTTGAGTTTCTTGAGTTTGTCAAACTCTAATGCAGCACGACGCGCTGCAAGATTATGCAGTGACAAATACTTGTTATACTTGTTATGCAACAACGGAATGCGGAGAATCTCTTTTCCAGGTTCCGTAGTATCAACTTCGGAATCCTTTTCCCATTGCTGCATTAGTTCTTCAAGAGGGGGAGTTTCTATTT